GTTAGTGTCACCACCAGCAACGAAAATTAGTTGCTCAGCTTTATGACGAGTAGCACCAGAATGATCAGTATAAGTAAAATACGACCACCAACCAGGACCAGTGATACCACGGGACTTAGTTTCGTTTAGTTGTGCCTCAGTCTCATCAACATAGACAACTGTTTTTGTTTGACTTGACGTTGCAATGCCCACACCAGCTTTGGTTTTGTTTGCATTGCTGTCAGTTCTTCCATAAAGGGACATTGACGTGTGCTCCGATAGTTACTATTATCTAAGATTTATTTATATCTCAGACTTCTTCGCGCTTCTGGATTGCTTGTTCAACAACCGCAAGAAGTTTGTCATCCATATCGGTCTTAGTCAAAGCAACTGCCTTTTTAAGAATAACAATACAGATTTTGATTAGTTGTTCGCCAAGTTCCTCATTCTCAGGAATCTTAGCAACAGCATCTGAAATAATTTTAGATGCAAGTGGGAGTAGAAAACCTAACATGATCTTACAACATAGTGCAAGACTATTTATTTCTCCCACTCATCTAAGATATCTGTCAACTTAGACATGAACTGTTTAAAAGTCAGTAGAGTCCCAGAACGATAGTCGCGACGTGCTTTCTGCACTCCACTCTCAAATGATTCTTTCTTAACTTTCTTTTCTGGAAGACCTTTGTGCTTTGTCTTGGCAAAATCCTTTACGTCGGACTTGGACATGGAGGCTGCAGCTTTGGCAACCTCAGACGACCCCCCTTCCATTTCCCCTTTTTGAGTCGCTCTAACCATCCCGAAGAACCTTTGTTGGGATTTGGACTTTGCTCTCTCTGTGATGGGATCAAATCCTCGTCCTTTGACAACATCGGACCAGGGTGCGTATAAAGGACCTTCATAATTTTTCGCCTCATTAGTTGCGTTCGTGGTCATACCTTTTTGACCATCAGGAATATTAGGCATCACTTCAACATTACCAGATTTTTTGTTCTTTAGTTTAGATTTTACCTTCTTTTCCTTCTTTTCGCAACCACACTCTTCGCGGAATTGCTTAAAGGGTTTCATTTCTTTTTCTTCATTGCAAGGATTTTACCAACCTTCTTGCGACGAGCAATTAGGTACTTGTCAGACTCATCATGATCACCATCATTGTCAATGTCCTTATCTTCCTTACCAACTGGATCTAGTTTTTTCTTCTCAGATAGTTCTTCACCTTCGTGAGTTACTTCGTCACCTGCCTTGACACAGTTGTCAACTGTCTTACCACCCTTCTTCTTAGTACCAGCAAGTTTGTATCCTTTCCAACATGCCTTGCCGTCTAGACCTTTCTTCTTCTCTAGGATGTATGTTTCGCCATCAACTTCAAACTCTTCACGCTCTAGAACTTCTTCGTTAGCAGCGAGTTGTGCTTTAGCAGATGGTTTCTTTGCTTCTTTCTTTTTGATAGAAGTCTGCTCAATCTCAGCACCATTGGACTGTGGATCCATCCCATCAAAAGGAGCTTCGGATAGATGCAAGTCAGGCATCTGTGTGTTCTGGAAGCAATCGCCACCCATCCACTTGCCATAGGATTCCATCAAACCAGACGAAAACTCGTCCTCATGCTTTACTTTATTAATTGGATCTGGTTTCTTCATCGTTCAAAAGGGAAGTTCTTCTCGTATTATTTATAGATCTAATATTCTTTATCCACTCACGCAACATGTTACCATCATCTGTAATAACAATAGCGTAGTTACCACCAACTCTATGGATGTGTCCTTTGTCTCCTGTACGTGAAGACATAACAGCATCACCTTCTTTGAAAAATTCTGTATGCCTTTGTTGTTGGCGTAGTGCTTCTTCTCTTAGTTTCTTAAAATCCTTCATTTAAAATTCTTAGGTAGCGCGTCTTTAATCTCTTGCATGAGAGCGCGACAATCACGATCATTTAATGCTCTAGGAATACCCTTTCTGAATGTATCAAAGTCGTTAGCATGTGCTGCACGTCTCATCTTAGTTCCAGAAATGGCAAAGGTATCACCATCAGCGTCTCTGCTTCCAGAAGATTTAATTTCAATCTTCCTAAAAGAAAACTCAGTTCCGTTGTATTTATGGAGGAACTGCATGGCAGAAACCCTGTCAGAACCTACCAAAAATACAACTTCATTATAACCTGCAAGCATAAGATCTTGCAAGATAGCTACAGGTTGCTTAGGACCAGAGAAGATCTTTCCTCTATGTTCAGGAAACATCTTGTCCATGTAAAACTTCTTACGATCTGGTGGTAGTGGATTACTGCCTTTCTTATCCACTGTCTGTGAAATATAAATGCGATAGTCATGTGTACCTGCTGCTTTCTTTACACCAGCAAAGTTCTCAGCATGTCCTGTTGTGGGAGGTTGGAACCTACCAAATGTGAAATAGCAAGTCTTACAATTTAACGCCATTGCTTCTGAAGAGTGAAGTTGTTGTATGCAAACTCCAAGCGGTTGACAAACTTGATCATGCTGCCATCTTTGTGTAGAACATATCCCTCAGGAGTTGTGACCTTGTATCCTTTCTCTGTTTGAACGTATGTTCTAAACTCTTCCAGGTGGTCCAGTTTATCTATAACCATTTGCTTGACTGCCTGTAGTTCCTTATACAGTGCAAGCATTGCTTTGAACTTATAGACATTCTCTACAACATAATTCTGACTACCATACACAAGAGTTCTTTTCTTAGTCAGGTTTGCAACTGTCTTGATCTTTGCAAGTTCCTTTTCCATCTTGTCACCGTAGAAGTTAAGCATGTCATACATTGCTTCATCTACATTACCAATGTTCCTGGCATTCTTAATCTCATTGTTAAAGAACTGCTTCAGGTATGATGCAATGTGAAACTTCTTATCTCCAGTGGTTCCAGTAGCACCTACTAGTTCATCAAGGAAAGGACCACAAATCATACACATGCGTTCAATCTTAGAGACATAGTTATCAAACTTTCTCATTTCTTGTGTAGAAAATCCAACACGATTCATTGGAGTATCATTCTTAATTACCAATGCATTTGTAGATCCATTTACTCTAGCACCTGCACGAGCTTGCATGGTAGGAAGATCAGTTCCAGTGTAGTGAGTGTGAAATACTACACCAATCTTTGCTCTACCTGCTGCTTTACCAATCGGGTGATCAACAGGAATACCATATGTAATAGTATTCGGTCTAAAAGTATAGAGTTGTTCACCATTGATAGTTTCTCTCCTCAATGTACTATCAGTGAACATCAAATCTCCCTGCACAACACCTTCAATACCCAATTCACCAAAATACTTCAGAGCAAATTTAAGTTTTTCAGCAAGGTCACCCTCATACCATTCATCAATCTGACTATCAACAAAACATAGTTTAGGAGCAGTCTTTGCAAAGACAGATTTAGTTCCAACAAAGAACATACCAGATGCAGGATCTGTACCACAAATAACAGATGGAGCACCATCCCATTTGGTTTGCATAAAACCACTGTTCTCCTGATGTCCAAGCATCTTTCTTAGTTCCTTAAGGAAACCAACAGCAGCTTTACATCCCTCAACTCCATAGTTGAGCATTTCATCCTCAAGATGTTCTAAGTGTTTTAGTTGAGTTACGTTTGCCATTAGGAGATCTTGATGTACGGTGCAGAATTATCAGAAGCAGATGTTGCGTACAGATATATTCTAGTAGTTATCTCATCACGTTCTGCTGCTGATCCACTCATCATTCTATCAACAACTTCAAGACCAATGTACTTAGCAAATTTCCATTGAGGTCTCATCTCAGAAATTTGTTTCAGAGTGACAGTTTCATTGTCACCCATAACAGAACTCTTATTCTTATTAGCAAGTGTGAAAATCTTTCTGTCCAATGCACTACCCTTGGAAGCAACCGAGACTGCTGCAGCATTGGGGTATTGCTTCCACACTCCGTTTCCTGCGCCATAGACCGATTCCATGATGTAGTTCATGACTCCTCCACCTACTTTACCATGCTTTGCAGCAGATCCCATGACTTCACCCTGCCATGTCTTACCTTCAGCATCTGTTGCCCTGAACTGGACGCTGACTCCCTGACCTTTCACGTAAACATCCATGGATCCCATCAGAGTTTTTGATCCCACACTCTCAAATGGTTTCTTGACTGTCAGTGATGCTCTAGTAAAATTATGTTCTGTAAGATTTGCTGTGTTAGTTGTTACTTTCTTTAGTGATACACCAATCAATTTCTTTTGTTTGATTAGATCTTTCATCACCTTATTAATACCACCTTGAAATACCATTTCATTAGTAATCATAGTGGTATCAAAGCTGTTATCACACATGTAGATATCAGCGGGTGTCCATTTGTTAATGTTAGAAAATGGTCTGCCATCAGCAGCATTTACTTTCTTAAAATGATCTTCTACTGTGTTGACAATAGAAGTGCCTCTATAGAATTTAAACTTGGTGTTCCTATACTTGGTTGCACCATACAATTTGTTTGCTGTTTTAATACTTGATTTCATCCAAGCAGGATCATTCATTATGAACTCATGTATCTTTCCTAAAGGTTCGTCTGTCTCAACAGAACCAGATACTGCTTCTAAATCTTCTAGGGTTACAATATAATCAATATCAATATCTTTTCGCAACGAATATCTGTATGCTGTCATCCAACATGCTGCTCCCTCAAACAGAGCAGTGGCATCAGCACCTCCACCAGATCCTTTATTGCTGCCAAATTGTGTAGTCTTTTTAATTTTGGTAAGAGTAATATCATTAGAAATATTTTTCTTTGCTTGTTTCTTAATTTCTTTCAGAACTTTCTTACCAGAATACTTTGCAGCAAAATTATTTTGATTTGTTTTGTCTGGAGAATCAAATGCTAGTTTACCATCAATCACCTTTTTCATATCTGCAAGAACAGCATCAGATGTCATGATGAGTGCTTTACCACCACTCTCAACTTCTATCAGTTCTCTATT